CGGCATTAACACAAGCGGGATATAGCGCAGAGCAATTAGGCAAGCTGACGAAGTTGGTCGAAGGGGAAACAGACGAAGAAATTGCGGAATCAATTAAAGAATTAAAGACGTTATTTCCTACGGACGTTTATTACGGAGACCCTAGCGCAAATAATGGCGCAGTAAGCAAGCCGAAAGAAGTTGACGCAGAAGAAGTAGGCAGGAACGCGGTATCACGCGTATTGCACAAAATTAAATTATAAGGAGATGTTTATTAATGACTTACGGACCGATTTTTAGCAAAACAGAATTACAAGGCGGAAAGAACATTTTAGCAAGCGAGCATTTACAATTTGTAGAGGCGGGGGCTACGTTAGATCACACGAAGTTTCCGACAGGTTTTAACGAGGTGGGAGCGTTAGTAGCACGTAACGAAGCTACAGGCAAGTTTGAGCCATTTACGGTGGTAGAAGGATTTGACGACTTTGGAATCTTAAACGAAGATTTCCGCAATGATTACGAACAAGACTTAATTGCAGGCGAGGTTATCGTACGCGGAAGCGTTTATGAGGCGAAGTTGCCGCAGGAAGTTCCGGCAGAGTTTAAAGAAGCTAATCCGTTAATTAGATACGTTACTCACAAATAAGCACATCGAAAAATCAAATAAAATAAATAACGAATAAAAGGAGAATGTTTAAATGGCAGGGATTACTCACATCGCGGAGCTTAAACAGCCCGCATTAAAAGGGATTGTAGAGGAAGTAAATAAAGCGAAATTAGAAACGCAAGACGAGGTATTAAACTTTTTACCGGACGAATATACGTACGACCAAGAGTTCGCATACAACGTTGTATCTAAGTCATCTCAAATGGGAGCTATGATTGGTATTGGTAACGAGCCGCCAATCCGAGATAAAGACGCAGTAGCGCGCCGTATGGGCGAATTAGCTAAGTACGGTTGGAAGGACATCGTTACGGAAAACGAATTACTTAAATTGCATAACCCGCGTAATGACGGCGAGTTTAAAGCGATTGTTGATTCGTTAGTAGCTACGGGAGCAACAGTAGTAAGCGAGTTACGCGACCGTATCAACGTAACTAAAATGCAAGCAATTGCGACAGGTAAAGTAGTATATGACGATAACAACGTAAAAGTAGATATTGACTTTACGGAAGATATGCCGGCAGAGCATAAAGTAGCGTTAACAGGCGCAGACACTTGGGCTAACCCGGAGCATGACGTTATCGGCGACTTAATCGCTTGGGATCAACAGTATCAAGAGACTAACGGCAAGCAGGCGGACACAATCTTTATGACTCGTCAGACGCAAGCGTTATTACTTAAAAACGCGGTAATCGTAAACGAAGCTGTTGGCGTAGCTAATAGCGGACGTGGACGCGTATCTTTAGACGAATTAAATAGCGTATTGGGCGGGTATGGATTGCCGTCAATTACTATCGTCAAAAAGACGAAGGCAAGCGTTAAAAATACGTACACGGGCGCTTTAGAGGAAATCGAATTATTCCCGGAGAACCGCGTTGTATTTGTATCTAACGGAGTTGGTAAGTTCTTACTTGGACCAACTGTCGAAAACAACTTCGAGCCGGGCATCGTATTAAACGCATATGATAAGTTCGAGCCTATCCAGTCTATCTTACGTGCGGTAGCGTTAGGATTCCCGATTATCGAAAACCCTAACTTATTATTATATGCGGACGTAGTTGCGGAACAAGGAGCAGAGGGATAATAACGGCGAACTTTTGTTCGTCTTTCGATAAGGAGGTTTAATATTTATGAGTATAAAGGCAATCGTTACGGAAGATATACAAGCCTACTCTCTTATTTCTCTGAGGGGAGCTAGAGATGACGACCCTGACAATATTTATCTGCAAGCAAATTTGAAAGACTATGAGCCTGACTTGTACGCTACTAAAGACCTCAAGGCGGGTGAGGAGGTTTCAATTAGCATTAAAGGTGATCCTGTTTGGAAGGTAAGACTTTCAAAAGATACTCGTCCGGGTACGTTAATTTCTGCAGATGACAACGGAGAGGCTAGTGGGACCAATACTAGAGAGCACAAGAAATATATCGGCTACACGCTCGAAGGCGGAAAAGCGGGGGACGTTGTGCAGTACGTTAGAAAGGCAGGCACACTTACTCAAGCGTTAGGCGGAGATATAGAGGAGTTATTAAATGACGAAGAAATTTGAGGTTAAGACAGCGGCGGTTATCGACCGCCATCCCGTCGGCTCTACTATTGAGCTAGGCGAAGCTACTGCGAAAGCATTAGCGAAGAAGGGCTACGTAACTATTATCGGAGAGGCAACGAAGCCTAAAGCTAAAAAGACGACGAAAAAGAAAACGGAAGATAAATAAAGGAGGCAACGCCGATGGCTGATAGAAATGCGCTGATAGAGCGTCTTTATAGGCGCTTTAAAGGCGTGCCTAATTTTACGTTAGAGGACGCGGAAGCACTTATTGACGAGGCTTTAGAGGCGCATGACAGCAGCGCACCGGACAGCCTCATCTTGCTTTATGCGCAATCACAAGGCGCATGGGACGTAGCGTTAAGCGTGGCGCATTACTTTAGATTTAAGGACGGAGAGGAAGAAGTAGATCAATCGATGGTAGCGTCCAATTACCGCGCCTTAGCTAAGGATTTGCAAAGCGAATACGAATCGGAAAAGGGACGCTATTACGGCAATAAGTTTAGGCTAATGCCGAGAATAGACCGTCCGAACACTACGCCGCCAACAGGCGAAAGCGGGCGATATAGATGGCGGAGATATTAACGACGCAATCCGATATTGACCGCATTATGCAAAATATGCGCGGCAAGTTTAACGGACTAAACAAGCGTCAGCAAGAATTTGCTATCGAGGAGTTTAAGCGTAGCCGCGCGGAATTATTCGAATTATTATCAGAAGAAGCAGGCGAAGATGGCGTTATATCGAGGAGAAGAGCACGAAGAATTATACGAGAGCTTGACGAGGTAGAACGGCAAATGATTGCTTATGGCGATAAAGCCTTGACGGACATTGTCGAAGAATCAACGGTATTTACAACGAAGGAACTCGCTAGAATAACTGGCGTAACAATATCGGCGTCACAATTCGATAGGATAAACAAGCACGTCATAAAATACGTTATTAATCGATTTGGAGATGACAACCTCGTTTTATCCGAAAGAGTTTGGGGCTTATCGGGCGAAGTAAGAGACGAATTATCAACGACTATTAGGCGCTCGATTTTAAAAGGCGAAAGCATTAACGATATGATGCCGAAGATTCGAGATGTGTATGATACGGAATCGTGGAAGATACGCAGGCTAGCAAGGACGGAATCCGTTACAGCACATAGGGCGGCTACGAGTTATAACGCGCAAGAGTCGGGCATAATCAAGTGGGTACGATTTCACGACGGCACTTGCGGACGTAAGGACCACCATCGCCACAAATGCTACGAACTAGCTAACGCCGATAAATACGGGAAAGGGGCGGGCATTTATAAGCCTACTGATACGGAGATATGGATGCCTCATCCTAATTGTACGTCGTATATAAGCTACGTACTTGACGAGAGGTGGTTATAACATGCTTACACCGGAATCCATAGCATATATGAAGAACGCATTAGACGATATATATACGTTAAGAAAGCGTCCCATAACGCTAATTTATTACGAAGAAGAAACGGACGTAACAGGCGTTATTATCGGTAAAGTGAAAGTAACGAAAGACATAGAAGCAGTCGTTACGGAAATATCTTCGCTTACGCCCGACCTAACCATCGAAGATAAGCGATTACTAGACGAAGCTGACGTTAAGATTGACGCAAAGATAGAGGACGTATCCGACATATTAAATCGAATAGAAAAAGCGGAGTATAACGGACATCTTTACGAAATCTTATCGAAGGACTTGAAAGGAATCGGCTTACGGAATAGAGTCGAGATGTTAGCGAGGAAAGTCGTATGACTAAGATTAATATAAGCGTACAAGGTTTAGACGGCGTTATGAAGGACTTTAGTTTAGCGGGCATAAAGGCGCAAGGGGCGGCGGATAA